TGATGTGTTTTGCAATAAGTCATTTGTGCCATCTAAGGCTGCTGCACCATAACTTATTCCATTGGCTATTATTGCAGGAAATAAATATGTGGGTCTATTTGTTGCCGTTCCTTGTGTTAAATTAAATCCGTTGCTACTACTATCATTCCATTGCGATATTGCCCCACTAACTAAAGTCATGTTGCTTGGGGTTGCGCCTATTCCAGCTTCATTATATTGTTGTAAATTAGTTGAAAACAATGTTTGTAAAGTAACAGTAATAGATGAAGCGAATACTACATAGCCATCATTCGTGCCATCAGTTGCGCTTAATACAACCGTATATGTCCCTGCATATCTATAAGCCTTACTTGGGTTTTGCGATGTTGATGAAGTGCCATCGCCAAAGTCCCAACGCCAATTAGTAGGTGTTCCATTAGTGCAACCGCCTGTAAAATTGATTGATTGATTTGTTACAGGTGTAGTAGTAGATGCTGCAATGGTTAAGGCTAAAGCAGTATTTACATTTACTACCTTAGTAATATTAACCCCTGCCTTTTCGCTTGAAGTTGATAAATTGTTACCGTTTTGGTCGTTTATAGTCAACGTAATATCATTCAAAGTAACTGTTGCAGTTCCGTTACTTCTAACCGCTTGGGTAGCCAATGTTGTAGGTGTGGTATTTCTTACCGTTACCGTTCCATCGGGTGCGCTTAAATTATTGTTACTTTGTGCTAAGTAACTATTTACTCCACCTATGTTATTACCGTCACTATCTCTTAGCTGAACCGTAGTATTGCCTACTTGTATATCTTCGGTTTCTTCTGCTAAAATTTGCTCGGTTAAAAGAACGTTACCTGCCGTGTCTTTTATTATTGCTACACTATTGTTAATCGTAATGTCTTCACTTGTTCCGCTTGGTATGTTTTCGGTTTTTAATACATTGCCTAAACTATCCTTAATGACTGCCGTTGCATCATCGCATACCCCTGCTATTTCTATGGTAATGCTATCTGTTGCCGTTCCTGCTGAATTGGTTGCTGTACCTACATAAGTAGTTTCGGCATTTACTACTGTATTTACAAAGCCAAACTGCCCCTGCAATACTCCAAATGGTGTAATGTTAACGGTGTTTACGTTTTCAGCGATCCAACCTATTTGAATTGTGCTACCTGCATTTACGCTTGTTTGTGTTGCAAATAGTTTTATTGTCGGTGGCAAATCTAAATCTAAGCTACACTCGCTTAAAGGATAACTAACTTGTAATGAATAACTAAAGCCTGTTAAAGTTCCACTTAATTGTCTTATTTCGGGCTGCCCTCCTGTATATTGTACTTGTTGAAGTAATGGCTGTTCATCAATCTTTGATAATAATTTTCTTGACAACAGATACATTTCTTGTTTCAAGTTTTCCCTTTCTACATTAGTGCTTTCGGGGCTATCTTGTGTTACAAAGATTATCGGGAAAATAGTGGTTTCAAAAAAGCTATTGTTATTTATTGAAGTGTTTGGCTGTGGTTCTAATAATATAATATGTGGCGTTGATTGATTGTAGTCTAAACTACCATCGCTTTTTCTGCCATGTACAAAGTAGCCATTAGGGTTTACAAAGTTAGCGGCATCACGTATAATATTTACAACGTCTTGATATGTCATAGATATTTATAATTTTCGCTGTTATCGTTAAATGGGTTAAATCTTTTACCTACCCTTGATACTCTTTTCATACCCACGTTCACGCCTTTATTGTTATTGCAGTTGTCATTGTTGTAAGTAATGCCATCATAGGTATAGTTATCATCTGACATTTTTTTATCAAGTCTTAACCAATAAGCATTGGCGTTATTCTTAACGGTTTGTAATAACATAGCCCTATCTTCTGGAGCAATAGGCTGGCTTGTATCTTCATTCATTACTCTAATTCCATATTGAGTAACATTTATGCCATGCTGTGAATAGAATGAATAGATTGTCTTGTTACAAATCCATGCCTTTATATAATCTTCAAATAGTTCCGCTAATTCAGGATAGGTGTTTGATGGATTGCTAACTACTTGTTCTAAATTAGCAAACATAATAGGGTCTAATAACGGCTCTATAATAGTTTCTTGCACTAACTTAATATGAAAGTCAATCAACCTATCTTCGATATTATCGCTAAACTGTACGTATGTTTTTAAATCTGATTTATTGATTAACATTTTGTTGTGTTTTTTGAAGTTCGCTATCTGACACTATGCCTAATGCAGGTAATAGTTTTTCTTTAGGTATCAAATCAATTACCTTAGTAGCCAATAAAGGTGAAAGATTGTTTAGTATTTCAAGAATTTTATCCCCTTCACTTGGCACTTGTCTTACTATCGGCTCTAAGCCCCAGAAGATATTGCGTTTTTCATCTTCTGTTAAGGTATTTAATAACGCTGCATCAGCTACTGCAACAGGTTGTTTTTGACTTATTGTAAAGTCCATTGCAGGAAAAACAGTTTTTAAGCTATCTGTAATAAATCTTTGCATCGGGTTTACTGTATCAATCAAAACCTTTTGAGAGTTGGCTAAAGCTAATTGATTACCTAATATTGTAGCTTCACTAAATCCTACTAATACAGGTGGCACTTTAAAAAGCCTGCATACTTCACGATTGATTATTTCACGCTTGGCGTTACTTGCTTCTAATATTCCTTTGGCATCAAATGATTGTAAAACAGGCACTTCTTCTTTTGTTGAAGCCCATAATTTCAACAAGCTAAACCTGCCACTTAAACCATCTCTGTCTTTAATGCCACCTGTAAAACTTTCTAAAATTTCATCGCAGTAGTCATCAACTGTTTTGCCATGACTATCTGGTATTTCTTGATTAGGGTTTCCGATAAAAGTAATTAATGAACTCGGCATAAATCCATTTAATGCCAACTCCAAATCCATTTTACTTATTTCTGCACTACTGATTACATCTTCAATACCTGCATAATAACTTGGTATCGGGTAGTGTGGGTTGTCTGCTGATTTTTTATAAAAATATGCTATCTCACCCTGTGGATATGTTTGAAATACATTAACTGCATTAGGGTTGTATAATGGGTACTCATACCATTCGTTTTCCTTATACTGTACCGTTCCTACATTCTTGTTGTACCATAGTTTTTTTTCTTCTTTGTCCTTTCTTATCTTATCAAGGCTTAACACTTCGGCTTGTTTTACTTCATTAAAAGCGTTTCTTTTTACAAGCAATGCAAAGCCACCAAATATTGATACTTGTTGCGCTATATCAGTTAGAAAGTCATCGCCTTTTTGGTCTGCATTAAATTTGTATGCACTTGTGGTATCATCTACAAATCCATCGGCTTCTATGTATTCTGCTATTTTGTCCGTACACGTCTTTGCAGTTCCGCTTTCATTAATATATCTTAATAGCTTGTTAGGAAATAGATTATCATATCCATATAATATCCATTTCTTAGTTGATTTAGTGTCTAAGACTTCAACTATTCTGTTGAAAAATTTGTAAACTTTACCTTTTATTCCAGCCATTGTACTTGTCTTTCTTTTTGAGCAATATAACTATATCCGCTTTGGTGTGAAATTAGTTTATTTTTTGCACAATATACATTTAAAAGCCCCGAAATTTTAATCAATGCACTATCGGCTGTTAACCTTTGTCGTTTCCACTCCATTAAAATAAAATCGTAAACGCTTTCTCTAATCATGTAGCCAAATGTACCCCACATTCCGCCAACTTTACAGACGTTATTTGTAACTCTTTGTGGTGTGTTTTTAGGCGTTCCAGATAAATAGAATAAATCCCAATCTTCGGGTAAATCATTTAAACATTGCTGAAACCTAAAGTCAAAATCTAAAGGAAAAGTAACATCGTCTTCAAATATTAACACGTATGGTAATTGTTGTGCTTTGGCTTTTTCAAGAACTTCTATATGTGAAAATACACAGCCCAATTCAAAAGGGTTTAAGAATTGATTACCAGCTATTACTTTGCCATCTTTGGCTTCCTGCCTTTCGGCTTTGATGGCTGTGGTTGCGATACTTCGTTCAAAACTATTTCTTCTTTCGGTGGCTCGGTCAAGGTTGATGTAATAGGCTGTTGGAAATTGTCGCACAAAAGTTCTTGCTTTTTTTTTACTTCAACATCGTATTCCACATTTACAAGATGTGGCATTTTATCTGCCAATATTTCTAAATGATGTTGTGGCGTGTTTGCATCTAACTTAATATTCACGCCTTGCAATACTGCTGTATTTCCGTAAAACTTTTTATTTAATGTTATTTTCATTGTGCTATTTAATTTAATATTTAAAGGTACTAAATTTTTTCTATTCAATTCTTTATCTGTTTTTAGTTGCCACGTTGCCACATAGTCGGCTAATTCAGCCTTATTCATTTTACTTACTTTCTCATATTCTTTTTTATTGGCTTCAAAATCTTCGTGTTTATTCGAACTGTCTAAAGTAATGGCATGGTCAAGGTGATACAAAGCACCTTTAACTCTTTCCACTTCATAGCCTAAAGTCTTAAATCTATAATTGCGCTCTAAATCTTCTGCCCCATAACTTATAAAATTTTCATTTTCACCGCCTGCATTGATAAATGATTTCTTTAAATATCCGATTGCACCGCCCACACTTATAAATCCATCCATACCCTAATATTTTCCTTTAAGCATTCCAACATCTAAGTATTTAGCAATGGTTTTTCTTTCGCTTCGTGGTACTCGTGCAAACCTGCCATCGTAAGGGTAAACAAAATCAGTACCACTTCTTAGCATATCAACTGCCTGCCATATCTGTACAGGTGAAATAAATATATCGGCATCCCAATTAAATACTATTGGAGTATCAGTTAATAAAGTCATTTCGTTTAACATCTTAGTTCTGTGAAACTTTGGCAAATCAAAGTTGACGTAATTAACATGACTGCTTAACCATTCAAAATGATTTCCGATTTCACCCACTATAATATTGGTATCAAAATACTTTTGCAAATGCAATATGTTTAGTAATAAATTTTCTTCTCGGTGTGGGTGGTCGTATTTTACAGGTATAATAAACGTAACATCTTGCAAGTCTATTTTTTTATCATACTCTTGTATTAGCCATTTTTCGGGGTAAAAGTCTTTACTATTTGACGTTCTAAATAATTCACCATCAAATAAGCAGTTAGGTCTTACAGTAGTTCCTTCACCTAAATAAGCCCCCCACCAACTAAAGGTTGAATTAGAAATTACAAACCCATGACATTTACTCATTAAAGTAAGCTGTTGTATTGCGTTGCCTTGTGCAAATTGCACGTTATTAAGGCAGCTAAAATGTATTTTGCAGTATTCTATATCGTCTGAAAATACAATGATGTTAAATTCAGATAAATTGAATTGTAATAAGCCATTTAAGTAGTAATTGATTTGTAGTAGTACATAGTTAGGGTTGTCAACATAATCACCCCTGCGTACACTTAAACCGATTGTAGGCGTTTCTAATTTTTCACAATCTTTTAGTTTAAATATAGTTGCATCATTCCAATACTTTTCACTTTGCAACCACCCCAATATGTCAAAATTACCCTCTTTTACTAATTCGTTAAACTGATTGAGGTCATAATGAAAATTAACCTCATTAATTAATTTTCCTGTTGTATTCATTTCATCGGGTAAGCCTTCAAAGTATTGCCTATATTGCCATTGTGGTATAACTGCTTTATGTAGTGTTTTTTCTGCTATACCCATTAATGAAGCAATCTGAAACAACTGATTACCTAAGTTGCCATGTTTGCCTAACTTGCTAAATGTTATCATTTATGTATTATGATTAATGATTTTACAAACTGAATAGATTTAAACTGATACAAACTTTCATAACCTACAATCCAATCCCTGTTTACATCATGTGCTAAGTCTAAAAAGAAATTCATTACAGTTGGGTAATCTCTATCTTTAATTTCTTGACTACCTCCGTAATGTTCTGCCCAATAATTTGTATGTACATCTTCAACTACATAAATACCACCACTTTTTAAATGCGGAAATAATAATTTAAACGTTTGAATAGTCAAAGCATTTATATGACTTGCATCGTCAATAATTATATTGGGTTGCCCTATTTTACTAATTACTTCGTTAATAAATGTGCCATCGTCTTGGCTACCTTGCCATGTTGTAATTCTATTTGCATCTAACTTTGACTTATCATACAAATCAATGCCATGTATTTCAGCATTTGTAAAATATTCTTCCCACATTTTAAGACTGCCACCACCCCTATCTGGGAACTCATAGCCACCTATGCCAACTTCTAAGAATGTTTTGACATCATGCCTTAAATGATTAAATAATTTATCATAGGTTACTGTATATCCATGATGTTGTAAACCTTTATCAGTATCGTATTTTGTTGCAATTTGTGAGAGTAAATCCATTATTTATGTGCTTTTATAAATTTGTGTATTTGAGTGTATGCCATTCTAATAGTATTCAAGCAAGAACGCTTTAGGTATTCGCCATAAATAACGTAATAGGCATTGTTTAGCTGTGCAAATTTCAACTCCATCATGCCTTTATCCTGTACTATTTCATAAGCCTTTTCTGCACGTTCTTTATCTGACATAAAAAAAGCGCAACCATTTTATGATTGCGCTTTAAAATTACAAATTATTTTTTACTTATGCACTTATGCCATCTAAGTAGGCTATGTCCTGTGCTAATGTGCCTGTCTTAAATTGTTTAGGCATTGTCATTTGTTCGCCTGACAAAGTAATGATAACGGCTGTATTGTCATTTAAAAGTGTTTGTAAGCCACCTGTTAACGCTGAAGCATTTAATCCTAAGTCAATGCCATATACTTCAATACCACCGTAATTACCCTCTACAAAAGCAAATACATCGTCTGCATTAAATAACGCTTCTATTGCTTCTCTTTCAGCAGGTGTTGAATAATAAAGGCTTAACGCTAAAGATTGATTAACGGTGTTTACGTTTTCACCGATTACACCTTCAAATGTTGCAGCGTGTTTAAATTTTTTACCAATAAACTTCTTTAATGTTTGTGCTATGCTTGCAATGGTAGCCAATGTTACGGTATTGATATATCCGCTGCCATCAGTAGTATATCCACTTAGTTGTGATAGTTGCCCTATCCAAACTCTTTTATTAATACCGCCTACTTTATTAAGTGCATCGCAATTAGGGTCTATGCCCTGTAATATTTCTACGCAATTACTCATTGTTATAAAATTTGTGGGGGCTGTTACACCCCCTTGTTATTTAATTAGAACCCTGCGATTACGTTCAATTCACCATAACCATATTCGTATGCTAATAAAGCAGAACCTGCTAAGTAGTAGGTATCGTCTTTTTTCTCATACCATGCCAACTCATCCATGAAACCGTTAGCATCTAATAATACTTTGTGGTTTGAACCTGTGGTTAATACTATTCTGTAAGGGTTGATAACTCCTGAACTGTTCGTGAAGTCAGCAGCTAATCTTTCATCTACGATTTTAGCTACTACAATTGGAATACCGAACAATGAATTAGCACTTAAACCATCTACTATGCTTTCTCTTTGTATAATACCTGCGTTGGTTTGTGTTGAAGCATACAAGTAATTAATGTAAGCATCATAAACTTCTTCAGTAATTAACCATACTTTACCTTCGTTTGATACTTGTTTCAAGAAACGTGATTGAGAATTAAAAATATTTCTCATGGTGTTTAAGAAATTGGTAGCGTTTAAGTCAGTTGCTGTTACCGCACCTGCATTTACTGTACCATCGGCAGCGTTTGCACCTGCTTTTAATTTCTTGTAAATACCATCTAAAACGGTATAGTAAGGAGTAGCTGAAACTGTATCACCTAAAAATAAGAATGATAACATATCACGATTAAAAGCATAAGCCCTTTGCTCTGATAAGAAGTTCAAAATCTCTGGTGATAATTCGCCACGCTTCCAACCATCAGCCAAACCGTTTGCAAAGATTGTTTCTTTCAAAACATCATAGCACGCTTCTACGCTTGCTTGCACTTCTACGGGAGTGATAGTTTTCTTTGTGAATGAACTGTTGC